TGGCTCTCTCCGCTAGAGAGAAGCAACTGCAACCTCAAGGCAATTTTTTTGGCGGCGATCAGCTTTTGACGAAAGATCGCATCACTCAAATGTATGGTGCTCCATCTACTGATTCGCAGGATAAGGTTGATCAAGTAGAGCGTAATGCCATTACAGATGAGGGTAGGACGCGCGCTGACGCCGGTCAGCCCGCTACCGCCACACCGGTGGATCGCGCCCTGACGGTTGCTGGTCAGGCTTCGCCGCAACCTTCGCAGACCTTCAACGGTCCGCTGCCCATGTTCGCACAGCCCCACAGCGGCGCTCAGTATCAGCCCATGTCGGCGTCGTCCCGTTCGTGGACCGATCCGAACATGCCCCAACCATCAAACCCCATGCCATGGGGCGACAACGCGCCTGCTGGCCATTTGGACACAACGTCCACTGGCTCAATCCCTGCCGCGCCTGTCAGCCATCTTTCCTCCGCCCCACTTCCCCCGCCTAGGCCGTCTGATGCTTCGGCCCAGTCCTCGCCGGGCTTCTTCTCAGGGCTCTTCAAAGACCCGTATGCCGGTATGAGCCCCGAACAGATGAATAGAACCGCTCAAAAAATGCAGAGCGCTGGCGACGAATACGGGGCAAACCTGCTTACGCAGCGCGCCGATAACGCCGTAACCTCGTCGGATGGCAGCTTTGCGCTGGGCGGTTCTGTTGACGAAAACCACCCTGTGGTTCAACGTGCAATGCACCTTGTGCGCAGCTTTCTGCTGAACGGATAAGACGATCATGGATCACGATAAAGCCGCCCGCAGGGCTCTTCTCGTAGCCAAAGCCTTGAAGCATCACGCTTCCGTGATCCACAACCCCGCCCCCGTCATGGGCAACCCTCCGCCGCCTGTCGCGCGGTACGGGACGATGGCCCCTCACCTGACGCAGATCGCACCTGTAGCGAGGGCCGAAGGTGGGGAGGTTGGAGAGCAAGTTCAAATTTCCCCAGAACAACGTACTGAAAATCTTGGAAAATTTATAAAGAACAACCATCCAGAAGTCCCGCATATTGTTTATCACGGAACAACGGCTGAGGATTTTCACTCCTTTAGGCCAAATATTAGAAAAAATGAGCAGCTTGGATTTGGAATACATCACAGTGAAGATCCGTCATTTGCAAGCCGTTATGCGAACGATCCTCACACCGCTAGAAAAGGAAAATTTCCAAGAGTTTATGCCTCTCACTTATCCATAAAAAACCCATTAATGGCTGATTCCTTTGTAAAGCAAGGAACACCTGAATTTGACTTGGCAAAAAAACTTGCCGGGTCAAAGTTTTTTACGCAAAAGGATGAGGACGGAATACCAACAGTTTATCTTCAAAACGCCATTGATTCAGCAAACCCTAAAATTGCTGAAAAGTTAATTCGCGAGGCTGGGTATGATGGTGTCAGATATCAGGCAAGGTTGATCCGTCAACAACTGCATGGACAATATTCTTCGGCGGCACAGTCCCCATCTTGGATTGTTTTTGATCCATCTCAAATCAAATCCGCGACCGGAAATAATGGAAATTATGATAAAAATTCAACCGATATGGGAAAATCATCCGGTGGCTTCATTGATCCCGCCTTCACGGACGCCGACGAAACGGCGCAGATGAAATATATCCAAGACCCCAACCTCGCCATGCCCGCCAATCAGGTGGATCAGGACATCGAGGGTGGGGCATATGCGCGAGGCGGTGAGGTTTCTCCGCACCCAGCTCTTGGCATCCCCGGTGTTCACATTCGCACAGCCGAAGTTGGCGAGCCTATCTTTCATGGAGAGAAGTAATGGATCGCTCCAAGAACCTTGCTTCATTTATGAATGGTAATGACCCGGAAGTTCCGCATGTTGCGTATCATGGCAGCGACAGGGATGTTAAAGAATTTAACACTGCTCTTGGGGCATGGTTTACAGATAAGCCTGCACTGGCTAACGAGTATGCGAGTAAAGACAGTGGCAATGTTTATCCAGTCCACCTTGCAATCAAGAACCCAATAAAGTTTGTTCATGCGGAACAGCGCAAAAAAATTGGAGAAGTTATTTCACATGCCCTTAATGGAATGGGCGATCTTGCGCCAGAGCAAATAAATAAAGCGCAGTTTCTTGTTGATAAATTGCGTCAAACACATGGAAACGAGCCAAAAGCTCTCTTTGAATTTTGGCGCAACGACCCTAACATTGCGGAGTTTTTTCGCACTCTTGGATATGATGGAATCTCTGCATTTGAAAAAGCAGATAGAAAAACAAAAACATGGGCTGTATTGCATCCAGAGCAAGTTAAATCGGCTATAGGCAATGAGGGCGCATTTGATCCGTCAAACCCCGACATCACCAAAGCCGAAGGCGGCGAAGTAGACGAACCCGGCATCACCGCCTATCACGGCTCTCCCCATGACTTTGAACGCTTCGACATGTCCAAGATTGGGACAGGAGAGGGCGCGCAGGCGTATGGGCATGGGTTGTACTTTGCTGAAAACCCGGCTGTAGCAAAAAGCTATCGTCCAATAGCTTCTGAGAACAAGCCTGTTCCCATAATTGTTGATGGTAAAAAGTTTGAAAATCCGACCGCCATGCAAAAGCTGGTCGCGCAGCACCAAGGTAATGTTGATGCTGTCCATAAAGCTATGTCCCCGCATTGGGAGCGGGCTGCATTGGCATTTCAATCTGCGCCGCAAGACCCGGATGACCTTGGGTATATGTTAGCCGAAGATGATCATCGGCAGGCTTTAGCGCAAAAAGCTGAACTTGACGCTTTGCGCGGGAAAAAGGTTGAGCATGATTACTCCGGCCATCATCAAGGCCATGCGCTTGCCGGGCATAGTTATGAAGTTCGTATCAATGCCCACCCAGATCACTTTCTTGATTGGGATAAGCCACTAAAAGATCAGCATGAGCATGTTCAAAAAGCTATTCATTCATTGCCTTATGGTAGGGAAACATGGCTTGCGGATACGCCTAACCTTTATGCTGCTCTGGAAGATGCGCGTTCATCTTGGATGCAGCAGCATGGGCAAGATACTCGCGGCTATCAGAAACATAAGGTAAGCGTGTCTAATGATTTGCGCCAAGCTGGCCTTCCCGGCATTAAGTACCTTGATCAAGGCTCCGTCAATGCAATGCACAAAGGCACCCGCAACTACGTTGTCTTCGACGACAAGCTTGTAAACGTAAAGCGCAAGTACGCAAAAGGTGGTATTGTGCAAGGAGGGGCGCCAATACATGCCCTACACTTGACATCCAAATTCGGCAATTCGCTGCCAAGCGCCGTGAACCAAGCTAAAGCAGCCACGCGGAGACGTCCGTGAACCTCCTAGGAGCCTACCATGTCTGAAGCATCCAAAGCCGCCAGAACGGCGATGAAGAGCAAGATTGCTCGCCTCATCAGCCCCGGAAAAAAGTCCAAAATCGACGCATCCGACTTCACGCCCGCTGATTCCCTTGACACTGAATCCAAGACGGGGCTTCGCCCCCTCTCGCGTCGTCAGTTCAAGAAGGGCGGCAAGGTTGTCGCCAAGGCGCACGGTGAAGAGGCCCACAAGCATGCGGGCCGCAAACCCCGCAAGAACGGTGGCAAGGCTCTGACCGCCAACACCCTCGTCAACCGTGACGTGCGCGAGGCCAACGAAGAGCGCGATGGCACCAAGCACATCGGCGGCTTCAAGCGTGGTGGTGCGACAAAGGGTCGCAAGCATCGTGAAGACGGTGGCAGCACCGCCATGACGCGCATCCGTGACGCGGCTGGCTACGACAGCCCGGACTACGAGCCCAGCAACTACCAGCCCAAGGGCAACTACAGCAACCTGTCCAACGAAGACATGGCCAAGATGCAGGCTCTGGCAGGCAGCAAGGACGTGCAGGGCCGAAAGCATGGCGGAAAGACTGGTCGCAAGCACCGTGCTGGTGGTGGCTTCCAAGACCCGCGCATGGCCGCTCAGCAGATGCTGGCTGGCTCGAACCGCGCCAATGTTCCGACTGGATTGCTTCCGTCTCAGCCTGCCTCAAGCCAGATGTCCAAGGCTGCGGGCATCAAGCGTGGCGGCGGTGTCGATGGCAAGTGGATCCAAGGGGCCATCAAGCACAAGGGCGCTCTTCACAAGGAGCTGCACGTCGCTGAAGGCAAGAAGATCCCCGAGAAGAAGCTTCAGAAGGCTGAGCACAGCTCGAACCCCAAGCTGGCCAAGCGCGCTCATCTCGCTGAGACGCTGAAGCATCTTGGCCGCAAGGACGGTGGCCGCATGTTTCATCCCGACGAGCGCGAGGACAAGGCGCTCATCAAAAAGATGGTGAAGGGCGAGGCCCTGAAACATCGCAAGGCTGGCGGCACCGCCGTCTCCAACGGAACCCTTGAGGGCACACGCCCGACAGGTGGCCGTATGGCTCGCGCTGCCGGTGGGAAGACAGGCAAGGGCAAGACCAACATCAATATCGTGGTCTCTCCTCATGGGGCTGGACAGCAGCCTCCGCAGGGTGGCATGATGCCTACCGGCGGTATGCCTCCCCACCCCGGTGGGATGCCTGTCGCTGTACCGCCCCCCATGGCTCCGCCGCAGCAAGGTATGCCCATGGGTATGCCCCAGATGGCGGGCCCGGTTGGCGCTCCTCCTATGCCCCCGCAGATGCCGCCCATGGGTCGGAAATCAGGTGGCCGCACCACGTTCCCGAAAATGGAATTTGGCGCAGGTAGCGGCGAAGGACGCATGGAGAAGATCAACAAGTATGGTCTGACCCCGCCCAAGAACGCCACTAAGCAGATCTGAGTTTAGGGGAGCGCGTTGCAACGCACCCCCTAATACGGTGGTCGGCGGTCCCCTCTGCCGCCGACCACTAGAAAAGACAGAGGGAAACCACCATTTAGAGGGGAAGGTGGTAAGTAATGCTGACATATAGTGACCTGTTTGAGCAGCAGCTCAGAATGCTAATCGCAGAAGAAATCGAGATTCATCTCGATGCACTTTCGCGTGGAGGCGGTGTCAACGATTACGCCGAATATAAATCGTTGGTCGGAAAGATCGCAGCCCTTCGTGAAGTCTTGGAACTTGCCGATGAAGCTCGATCAAATGCAAACAAAGCCAGATAAAGGGGTATCAAATGGCCTATGTAATGGATCACTCTCTTGATCCCAAATCAGCTCTTCTCAAAGAAGTTGGAGAAATCTCCAATGTAGAGATCTTCAACAATCAAGTTCTTGTTGCGATCTATATTCGCCCTGAACTTACCGCTGGCGGTATCATCATCACGAATAACATCCGTGATGAAGACAAGTGGCAGGGCAAGGTTGGTCTTGTCTTGAAGAAAGGGCCGACTGCATTCACGCACGATTGGTTCAAGGGTCAGGAAATCAACGAGAACGACTGGGCTGTCTTCCGCCCTTCCGATGGTTGGGGCCTGACGATCAATGGCCAGATGTGCCGTATCCTTGAGGATACTGTCATCCGTGGCCGCACCCAGCATCCTGACGCCATTTACTGAGGAAATAACCCATGGATGAGCAAGATCACGTAGAAATCAACCTTGATCCGGTCGAGACCAAGGCAGAAGAGCCGGAAATTCAGGTCGTAAAGGCCGAAGAAACCCCGGAACCGCCAAAGAAGAAACTTCGCAACGAAGTTTCTCCCGAAGACGGCATCCAAGAGCTGCGCGCCAAGCTTGATCAAGAGCGTCAGGCTCGCGTCGATGCTGAGCGACGCGCTCAGGAGGCCGCAAACAGGGAATTTCAGGCCAAAAATGAGGTTCAGGACACCAACCTGCACCTCGTCACGAACGCCATCGACACAGTTCGCCGTGAAAACGACATGCTGACGTCGAGCTACGCTGAAGCGATGGGCTCTGGCGACTATGACCGCGCCTCGAAGATCCAGCGCGCCATGGCGACGAACGAAGCCCGCCTGTTGCAGCTTGAAAACGGCAAGGCTGCGATGGAATCACAGCCAAAGCAGGCTCCTCCGAAGCCCCAATACGCCGACCATGTCGAAGCTCTGGCCTCTCAGGTCACTCCGGCGTCGGCCAACTGGCTCAGGCAGCATCGCGACCACCTTGGAACGCAAAAGTCCATCGACCGCATGTTCCGGGCGCATGCCGACGCCATTGATGACGGAATCATCCCCGATACGCGGGATTATTTCGAATTCATCGAGACGCGCATGGGCATCAACAGGTCTGAGCCGCGCGAAGAAAGCTATGACGCCATGAACGAAGCCGCCAAGCCCACCCAGCGGCGTCAGGCACCCCCGTCCGCGCCCGTCACTCGCTCAGGCACTGCTCCCGGCACACGCCCCAACGTCGTCCGCCTGAGCGCTCAAGAGCGCGAAATGGCGGAGATGATGCAGATGACCGAGACCGAATACGCCCGCAACAAACTGGCCCTTCAGAAAGAAGGCAAGCTCAACTAAGGAGACCGATTATGGAAGAGATGCAGAACAGCGCCCCCAAGCGCACCCTGAGCCGCTTCAGGAAGCCCAGCGAGCCTGTGAACGAAGTTGCCTTCGACGCCCCTCCTCGCGCCCCGGAGCGCCCGGAAATGGTGACTGACGACCCAAGGGCCAGAGCCGCCAAGCGCGCCGCCGAACTCCGTGGCCACCTTGGCTCGCTGGACGAGGGCACGGATGACTTTTACATCCCGCCTCATTACATCCCGGATGGCTGGTCGTATGAGTGGAAGCGCAAGCTGACCATGGGGCAGGAAGACCCGGCCTATCAGGTCTCCATTGCCCGCAAGGGTTGGGAGCCAGTCCCGGCTTCGCGTCATCCGTCGATGATGCCTGACGGCAACAAGTACCAGATCATCGAGCGCAAGGGCATGATCCTCATGGAGCGCCCGCTTGAGATCACTGAAGAGGCCCAGCGCGCCGAACGCCGCCGTGCGCAGCTTCAGGTTCGCCAGAAGGAAGAGCAGCTCAACGCGGCTCCGCAAGGTCAGTTCGAGCGAAACAACAAAGACGCGCCGCTCGCTAGGGTAAAGAAGGGGTATTCCCCTATCGCGATCCCCGATGCTTGATGTTTTGAGGGCATAGCTCTCAAAATTTAGAAAATTCCCCATGCAGCTTTATTGAGGCTTCTCTGTAGGCTGCATGGGCATCTTCAGCATTTGAGAAATATCCTAAAAATTTTTGAGATTTTTCATATCCTATCCTTGCCCTCCATTTTCCTCTTTTTTCATCAAAACTTACGCCCTTAAAGCCGCTATTATTGTCCTTTCTTCTAAATGCGTTTTGACAATTTTGAGCGTTGGTCGCCAATCTTAAATTTTTCAGACGATTGTCCGTTCTGTCTCCATTTATATGATCGACCTGCTGTTCGGCGGACAGGTCGATCCCAGACATAATCAAAGCAATTCTGTGGGCAAGGTATGTTTTCCCCTTAACCCCAATTTGAATGTATCCCTTTTGGTGGATGCTGCCAGCGATGTCGCCCGCTCTAATTGACCCCTTCCTGTTCTTAATCCACTTCATAAGTCCTGTTTCCGGGTCGTATGACAGATGCTCTAAAAAAATATGCTGACGCATTTTTCCCTCCTACTGTATGAACAGACTGGCTCAATATATTGCTATTGTCAATTCTTTTTTAGTATGTAATATTCCCGAACAGACCTTAGATGGTTAGTCTCCCTCGGTGTGGAGACTTCACTCTACCTTGATTTGTGGCTCCCTAGGCGCGGAGTTTGCAAATTGCTCCGAACAGGAGCCTCCAATGGCAAACACAAACGCACCGTTTGGCTTCCGCCAGTACAGCGGCAACGGTTCTGCTCCCACCTACGAGCAGGTTGCTGCGGTTATCGACTACAACGCCACCAACATCTTCTTCGGCGATCCCGTAACTTGGCAGTCTGACGGCACCGTTGCTCAGTCTGCGGCCACTGGCGCTACGCCTGCGGCTCTCGGCATCGCTGGCATCTTCGTCGGCTGCAAGTACCTCTCCGTGTCGCAGAAGCGCACCGTCTGGGGCAACTACTGGCCCGGCTCCGATGTCGCCTCCGGCAACTACGTTGAGGGCTATATCGTTAACGACCCGAATGCCCGCTTCGTCGCCCAGAGCGATGGCACCGGCATCGCGTTCCCCGCCGACCTGAACGCCACCATCGGCTTCGCGTATGGCACCGGCAACGGCACCAACAGCACTGGCAACACCGCCAACGGTATTTCCACTGCCTATCTCGACACGACCACTCTCAACACTGCGACATACAACGTCAACGCCCCCTTCAAGGTGTTCGGCGTCGTTACGTTCCCGCCGGGAGCGAACGGAACCTACGGCAATGGTCAGGCTTATGACTGGGCCATCGTGGGCTTCAACAATGTCGTCACTCGCAACTTCCTCGGCGCCTAAGGAGTAGGGTATCATGGCTGTCAATCTTTCTGCCATCAAAGACCTTCTGCTCCCCGGTCTCCGTGGGATTGAAGGCAAGTACGAGATGATCCCATCTCAGTACGACAAGATCTTCACCAAGCATGATTCCAAGCTCGCCTTGGAACGCACCGCTGAAATGCGCTTCTTGGGCCTCGCCCAGTTGAAGACTGAAGGCGCGCAGACGTCGTTCGACAACGGCGCTGGTGAGCGTTTTGTGTACAATCAGGAGCACACGGAAATCGGTCTCGGTTACGCGATCACCCGCAAGGCGATTGACGACAACCTCTACAAGACCCAGTTCCACCCCTCCAACCTCGGTCTGATCGAGAGCTTCCAGCAGACCAAGGAAATCTACGGCGCGAACGTGCTGAACACGGCGACCACCTACAATAGCTCTATTGGCGGTGACGGCGTTGCTCTCTGCTCGACCTCGCACCCCATCGACGGTGGCACTGTTGCCAACACCCCCTCCACTCAGGTTGACCTGAACGAGGCCACGCTGCTGAACGCTATGATCAGCATCCGGTCGAACTTCAAGGATCAGGCTGGTCTGAAGGTGTTCGCCCGTGGCCGCAAGCTGATCGTTCCCCCGCAGCTTGAGCCTGTCGCAATTCGTCTGACGAAGACTGAACTGCGCCCCGGCACTGCGGACAACGACGTCAACGCCATCCTCTCGACGGCTGGCGGTCTGCCCGAAGGCTACATGGTCAACGACTTCTTGACCTCTGCCTATGCTTGGTTCCTCCTGACGAACATCGACGGTTTGTCGTATATGGAGAGAATTAAGTTCGAAAGCGACATGCAAGTGGACTTCGTGACCGATAACCTTCTGGTTAAGGGTTACGAACGTTACAGCTTCGGTTACTATAATTGGCGCTCGATCTACGGCGCGTTCCCCACCTCGTAATACGGCATGCCCCACCTGTAACAGGGTGGGGCTCCTAGCTCAGGAGCAAAACAATGTCGGATATCAACGGTGGGTTCTACCCCAACGCAAACGGTAGCTCTGTGTTCCCCGGAACCCAGTTCACCGGCCCCCTGACTGCGGGCAACGTCATTCACTCTGACGGCACGGGCAACCTTGCTGCTTTGGGTGAAAGCTCCGGCACCGCCAACTGTGGCTACGTCGTAATGGCGCAGTCCGCTGTGGTGACGCAGGCGAGCGGCGCTACTACGATTGTTATCCCGGCCCAGTCCCAGATCCTTCGCTGCCTGATGATGGTGACGACGGCTTGGACGGGTTCGGCAACGACTTTTGAGGTTGGTGCGACTGCGGGCACGACTGCTGCTTCCGCGTTCTCTCCTGCTTCAGAAGCTGGCGGCACGGCTGGTCAGGTGTCTATCACCCCCAGCACGGCTGCTCAGATTGCGAACTGGGATAACGTGTCCAACAGCACTTTCCAAACATCTGGCCCGTCTGACGTCCAGATCTTGGTTACTTCTGCAAACACCGGCTCTGGTGTTGGTACTCTGACTGTAGAGTATCTTCAGGGCATCAACATGGCGTCGTAATAGGAGGCTCTTATGAAGGGTCACAAGTCTGTACATCACGGCAAGCACAAGGCCAAGGGCGGTTCCACCGGCGGCGTCGATGAGGCGATGCAGGATCTGGAGCACAACCCGGAAGCCCGCGACAATGCTCACGAGATTGAGCATGAAGCGGAAGAGAAGGAAGGCCTGAAGAAGGGCGGTCGCGCTAAGCGCAAGCACGGCGGCATGCTCATGCACAAGGCTAAGCATGTGGGTCACATGCACGGCGAAGAGCACAAGCATCATGCCGGTCGCAAGCCCCGCAAGAGCGGTGGCCGCGCTGGCGTTGAATCCCACCCCTTCAGCTCCGCGCTTCATGGCACTCCTGCCAAGGGCCGCAAGCTTGAGAAGGAGACCATGGGCACTGACGAGTAATCGTCATCTGCTCTGGTCGTTTAGCGGGGGCTTTATGCCCCCGTTTTTCTAGGAGGGTGCAATGTCTGGTGCATGGACGCGCAAAGAAGGCAAGAACCCCGAAGGTGGCTTGAATGCCAAGGGACGCGCATCGGCGCGGGCTGAAGGACATCACCTGAAGCCCCCGGTCAGCTCCAAGGAAGCATCTCACAGCCCAGAGGCTGCGTCTCGTAGAGACAACTTTCGCAGCCGCATGTGCGGCATGAAAGAGAAGTTAACATCAGCGAAAACAGCACATGATCCCAACAGCCGGATCAATTTAGCCCTTAAGAAATGGGACGTTAAGTGCTAATATGCTGAACCGAACAAGGGGTTTCTGACATGACGACCTTCAACACGCCCGGCATTGTCTGGGATTCAATCACGAAAAATGGCCGTTACGAGCCATTTGAATTGCAAGTAGGTCGTGGTCTAATTACCAACCACAATCCGGCTAATGTTTTTGGTTATGGGACAACGCCCGCAACCGCCAATCTTTTTCGCACTGTTTGGGAAAATATGGCGACGACTGACTATTCGTTCCCCGGCTCCGCCCTGACGATGCAGTTGGTAAGCACCGTCAATACTGACACGGCATCAATCACAATCACTGGACTGGATTCCGGCTATAACAGTATCTCTGAAACGCTAGTCCTCAATGGCGCAACAAATGTTCCGACCGTGAACCAATATCTTCGCGTAAACAACATTATCGTTTCATCTGGAAGCTCGTCTAACCCTAGTGGTGTTGTCACGCTTTCAAATGGCGGCACTGTCTATGCCCAGATCAACGCGATTACCGTCAATGGCGTTTTGGGCAGTATTGGAACGTCGCAGATGGCTCTCTATACGGTTCCTGCCGGGTATACACTCTACATGTCTCGCTTTGGTGCCTATTCGTCGTTCAATGGCAACACAGTCAATTATACAACCTATCGTGCCGTGACGAACACCTCTGCGGGCGTACAACGTTGCATTTTGCAATCTCCGTTCAATACGGAATATAATGTGACGCGCATCTATCCATTTCCTTACTTAGAAAAAACGGACATTCGCTGGCAAATCGCACCGAGTGTTGCTACGGCGGCTGTCGTCAGCGTCAATATCGGTGGCGTCTTGATCAAGAACCCTGATTCCTTCTAAGGACTGCCGATGAGCACTTCAGGGACATATGCCTTCAATCCGGGCTTAGGCGAGATCACTTTGTATGCGTATCAGTTGTGCGGGATCCGTCCCACACAACTGACGCAGGAGCACATGCAGGTTTCGCGCACCGCTGCGAACATGCTGCTTGGCCGCTGGTCTTCTGAAGGCGTCAACCTCTGGGCTGTAGATCTGGAGACGATCCCGCTGGTGCAGGGCGTGACGACCTATTCCGTCCCGGCCAACACCGTCGTGATGCTTGATGCCTACGTCACGACCGGGACCAGCACGAACGCCATCAACCGGCTTATCCTGCCCATCAGCAGGTCGGAATACGCCTCCTACCCCAACCTGACGCAGCAGGGCTTCCCGACCGTCTACTGGTTCGACAGGCTCCTGTCGCCCTCCGTGACGCTTTGGCCGGTCCCCGACGGCAACGAGGTCTCCTTCAGCTACTACCGCGTCCGGCAGGTGCAGGATTCAGAGTTCTCGAACGGGCAGCAGGTCGAGATCCCCTACTACTTCCTTGAAGCCTTCGCCTATGGCTTGGCCCAGCGTCTGGCCTTGATCTGGGCTCCTGAACGGCTGGCGGCGATCAAGCCATTTGCCGACGAATCATATGCCATCGCAGCCGCTCAGAACGTAGAGACGGCGCAACAGTACATCTCCCCGATGATCTCTTCCTACTTCAGGCCATAATGGGGTCATAATGGCATACGCATCACAGGCGGGTAGAGCCAGAACAAGCAGCAAAAACCCGCAGGCGCATGCGATATGTGACCGCTGCGGGTTTCGCTACAACTTCGTCAACCTGCAATGGCAGTACGACTGGCGCGGCGCGACGATCCAGAACATCCGCATCCTTGTGTGCACCCCCTGCTTGGACACCCCGCAGGAACAGCTTCGCGCAATCGTCGTTCCTGCCGATCCGACACCCATCATCAACGCTCGTCCGGAAGATTACCAGCTTGATGAAACGGACTACCAGACCGTCTCATATCCGCCGGTAATTGACCCCAAAACTGGCATTCCGATCCCATCGACAACGAACTTGATAGCTGAAGATGGTAGCCCCCTGACGCTTCAGCCCTATGGGCAACCAGTTGGGCTTGAGCAGGGCGCTGTTATGCCCTTGAACGGGAAAGTCCACTATGGGGTCGCTATTCCGGTTCTTTCCGTAAGTTCAAATGGAACCCAGACGGTTACGGTTACTTGCTCCGCCACGCACGGGCTTTCAACAGATGATCAAATATCCGTTGAAGGACTTTCCAACAACCTTGCGAACGGCTTCTATTCCGTTGTTGTGACAACAGCGACGGCCTTCACCTATCAAACTTATTCTGCTATACCAACAGCGGCCCTCCTGACTGGGACGACCAATATGGTAACTGCTCTGGTTGGCCTGCCTTATGGCTACACGACGATACCGCAGATAGGACCGTAGGATGGCGAACAAAACGATCCCGCAACTTACGCCTGCGACATCGGTCACCGGTGCTGAGCTTCTTGAAGCAGTTCAGTCCAGCACATCTGTTCGCGTTACCCTCAATCAGATCGCCGCGTATACTTCCTCCACGTATCCCGTCACCGGCATCCAGACGGTCAATGCGAATTCCCCCATCGTTTCCAATACGTCTGGATCCACGGTAACTCTTTCTCTCGCCAGCAATGGTGTTGGGAATTCTTTTCTTGGGCAGATGGCGACAGGCACGGTAAAGGCCAACCTTTCCGGCGGAACGGCGTCCCCCAGTGACGTGACGCCGAGCGCCATTCTGGACACGTTCGGAACTGCCAGCGGCTCTATGCTTTACAGGGGCTCATCCACTTGGGTCGAGCTTCCTCATGGGTCAAATACTCAGATCCTGACCTCAAACGGTACTACGCCCTATTGGGCGTCGCTCGTTGTGCCTCCGAGCGTAATCTCTCCGACTGGCGTGACCGCCGGAACCTACGGCTCAGCGTCAAACGTCCCACAGTTCACTGTTTTGGCTACAGGACAGCTTTCCGCCGCCTCAAACGTCCCGATCTCCATTTCTTATAGCCAAGTCTCCGGCCTCGCCACGTCCGCCACAGTTGATACTACGAACGCCAGCAACATCTCCACTGGGTTCTTGGGTTCATCTAGATATAGCTCAACCCTGTCATCTGCCATTGATGCTTCTGCTGGATCTACGCAGGGAAGTATTCTGTATCGAAATGCCAGCGGATGGACCCAGCTTGGGCCCGGACTTATCGGTCAGGTTCTGCAAACGCAGGGCACTGGGGCTAACCCTATTTGGGGTGCCACTGTTGGTGTTGGAACGGTTACTTCAGTTGGAACAGGAACGGGCCTTACCGGCGGCCCCATCACTTCGTCTGGAACAATTAGTATAGCCAATACATCCGTCACTCCCGCTGCTTATGGGTCTTCATCCGCCGTTGGAACCTTTACTGTAAACGGTCAAGGGCAAATCACCGCCGCAAGCAACACGACGATCAATGCAGTTACGCTGACAACGGGCTCGATCACTACTGCCCCCGTAAACGCGAGTGATCTCGTCAACAAGTCATATGTCGATGCGGCTGTTAGCGGGGTCAACTATCATGCGGCCTGTAACTGGGCCACCACCGCCGATCTCGGGTCTGTCACCTATAACAACGGCGCTTCGGGTGTTGGCGCTACGATCACTAAAACATCTCCGTTTTCGACGCTGGCAGTTGACGGCGGAAGCCCAACCGTTGGCCAACGCATTCTGGTTAAAAACGAGACCAGCGGACAATACAATGGCATCTATACGGTTACCAGCGTTGGCTCCGGTGCCGCAGCTTGGGTTCTAACCCGTGCCACCGATTATGACCAAACCGGCGCTGGGCAAAATGAGATTGCTCCGGGAGACACTACGTTTATCCTTTCCGGTACGGCCAATGCGAACACTCAGTGGGTTCAGACTACTGACGAACCTATCGTTATCGGAACAACGCCGCTTGTGTTCGTGCAAATCGGCGCGACAGTAGCGTATACCGCCGGAACTGGACTGACGCTTTCTGGCACTACTTTCAGCATCACAAACACTGCGGTTACGTCTGGCTCATACGGTTCCGCCTCGTCTGTCGGAACCTTCACTGTAAATGCTCAGGGACAGCTTACGGCTGCCGCCAGCACCAGCATCGCAATCGCAGCTTCTCAGATAACTTCTGGAACCATAACGGTCCCACAGGGCGGGACTGGCGCTACAACGCTGACTGGATATTTGAAGGGCAATGGAACAAGCGCCTTCACCGCCGTCTCATCCATTCCCAACGGGGACATCACTGGCCTTGGCACGATGTCCACCCAGAACGCCAATTCTGTCACCATTACGGGTGGCACAATTAATGGAACTGCGATTGGCGGCACGACGCCCTCTTCTGGCGCGTTTACCACTCTTGGCGCTACTGGCAACGCCACTCTGGCGACCATCACATCCGGCACTTGGAATGGTAGCACGATTGGCGCAACTTACGGCGGTACGGGGCAGACAGCCGTAACGACAGGTGATTTGCTGTATGGGTCTTCAACCAATACTTGGTCTCGGTTGTCTGCTGGCGCATCAGGAACAATTCTCATTGGTGGGGCAACGCCATCCTATAGCTCGTCCCCCTCGATAACTGGAACGGTGACGGCGGGTTCGTTTATAGCCAATGAAGCCATCACTGGCGCGCTTAGCCAAGGTGCGTTTTCTTATGGAACGCTTGGGTATTCAGATACCAGCATTTATGCTTCGTTTACCTCGTCTGTAAATTCTTACAATCAGCTTGTGCTTCAGAACACAAACAATGGGTCTGCGGCATCGTCAAATCTGATTGTTTCAAATAACAACGGAACATCTACAACCTACTTTGGTGAGTTCGGAATGAACTCATCTACGTTTACAGGAACCGGAGCGTTTAACGCCGCCAATACGGTCTATCTTGACGCGACAACTGCCGACCTTGCCATTGGGACAACGACGGCGAATTCCATCCATTTTGCCGTCAATAGCAGCGCAACTGACTCAATAACTGTAAATGGAACGACCGGACTTGTTTCATTTCCCGGCACGGGTGCGATCACGCTTCCTGCTGGTACGACGGCACAAGAACCTTCATCCCCAGCGGCGGGTATGCTGCGCTTCAATTCAACGACAGGATCGTTTGAGGGATACAACGGTTCTGTTTGGGGAGCTATTGGCGGTGGCGGCGTAACCTCTTTCCAAACGTCCTTGAGCGGTCTATCCCCTTCCGCATCTACAACGGGAGGCATTACCCTTTCAGGGACGCTAGGGCCAACGTCTGGCGGCACCGGGTTGACTGCAATTTCGACTGGTGATATCCTCTATGGTTCAGCTAGTAACACATTGTCGAGGCTCTCGGCAGGAAGTAACGGCTATGTTCTGACACTTGCAAGCGGCGTTCCGGCATGGGCTCCCTCAAGCGGCGGCGGCGGTGGAACATATACGCGCACAAGCTTTACCGCCACCGGCGGGCAGACGACATTCACCGTTTCCTACACCGTTGGTTACGTTCAGGTCTATTTGAATGGCGTATTGCTAAATGCGGCTGACTACACAGCTACGTCTGGCACATCTATCGTTCTGTCGGTGGCCGCGTCTTCTGGCGACATCGTTGAAGTTATCGCGTTGTACGTGTCGATTGTCAGCGGCGTGGCGGTCAGCGGCTCGCCCACCAGCGGACAAATTGCAATTTGGACGAACTCATCTACTATTCAGGGCGTCACCAATCTTCCCGTCACCAACCTTAATTCTGGCACGGGTGCGTCTTCGACGACCTTCTGGCGCGGTGACGGAACGTGGGCAACGCCTGCTGGTGGTGGCGGCACATCTACAGGCGGTAACATCTTCCTCGCCGACTACTTCGGAGGCTTCTAATGGCTGTCACATCAACTCCAATTTTTACGCAGACGCCCAATGTTGGTACGTTAAACGCCATCATTTCGACCGCGATGACTAGCACAAGTGCTTACGATGGCACCAATGCTACAGGCACGGCGCTGGCCCTGTGCTTTACCGCTGGCGCAAACGGGTCTCGAATTGATCAGGTTCAGCTTAAATTTGCGTCTACCAACGGCGCTGCTGCATCTGGAACGTCTAGCGCAACAGTAGCGCGGTTCTGGATTAATAACGGATCGGCAAATACGACGGCGGGCAACAATATATTCCTTGGTGAGGTGGCGCTGCCTGCTACTACGGTAACGGCAGCAGGAACAACGGCCAACACGGTCTATACGCTCCCGGTGCCGCTTGGCGGCCTTAATATCCCGGCATCGTACAAAATCTATGCTGGCTTGACGGTTGCAGCCGGGGGGACGAACATTGCTATTTCCATCAACGCGGTTGGCGGAGACTACTAATGTCAACTTCCCAGCAACTTGCAGCATTTAACTATCGTGTTCCGGGTACGCTTACGCTGGCTCAGGTTCAAGCGGCAAATTTTAATGCTATTGCTGGCAATGCTTATCCGGTTAACACCACAGCTGCGGCGATTACGGTTACGCTTCCAGCTTCGCCAGCGGCGGGTAACTTGGTTCAGTTTATAGATTATGCTGGAACTTGGTTGACAAATAACGTCACAATTAACCCAAACGGAAGCAAAATCAATGGTTTGTCTTCATCGTTTACTGCCGCTATCGCTCGTGAATCAATTGCATTTGTTTATGTAGATACAACGCAAGGTTGGTTGCCTTATTATGGCATTAACGCGACTGCGTCTTCATACGCTGCATCATATCTTGTTGTGGCTGGCGGAGCCGG